CAGAATCCCGCGCACGGTCGCGCAGTGACTTGGCATCCTGCTTGATCGCGTTATCCGCTGGGCCTGTCCCGGCAACCCAATCGTTGGTGTATCGAGTGCCTTTAGCCGCGTCGAAATTGCGAGTGCGGATGGGCTTGTTGTTCGGGCCGTAAAGGAGAGGTTTCATTCAAATCTTGAGTAAATGGTTCGACCGTTGGAAAGGCCAGCGTCTGCGCGAGACTTGGCAATCTCAGTGTCAAGATCGCGCCGGTATTTGGTCAAAAGCTCGCGAGCGTCTAGGAGCGAAATCTTGGTTACGGGAACGCCGCCGACACTATAAGTCTCAAGTCCCCGGCCTTCGCCGTCGTCAATTCTGCCCTCAAGGTGCGCTTCCAAAGCCCTGACCATTTTCCGCGCATGACTAGGCAGCGGGGCGCGATCCGGCGGGGCTTGCAGCGTGATATTGCCAATGGACTCGACCGACCGAATCCCGGCCACCTCTAGCGTCAAGGCAACAACGTAGATTCCTGCCGGCAGGTTGGCCGTCTTTTCCGGCGCATAGGTCGCGGTCGCCGTCGTGTCCGATACGGACAGCGCAACGGTGACAACCTCGCCGGAATCAATGCTGCGAAAATGAGCCGATCCTGTAGCGCCTGACGTTACAGTCGCCGTAAATTCGATGGATTCGCCGCAGAATGCACGGGAGGGTAAAGCTGCCATATCGGAGGCATCGACAAAACAAAGCCGAAATTCAAGGGCTTTTGGTCAATCGGCTACGAAATCGAGCGTATATTCGCGCTCTTTACCTCGATCCGGCACGTTCTTTGCCGCATATTCAGCATACTTTTTGGCAATCGTGGCAAAGGCAATGTCGAGCTTCTTTGCGGCGGCGATGTTGTAGACGCGAACGTCGAGCGGTTCGTTTCGGTCGCGCTTGTCCTTTTTGTCGAAAAACTCGTAGAAGCTGCCGTCCTGCCCTTTTTTCAGCGTGACCTTCTCGATCAAGAGGCGCTGGAAATATTCCGGCGTATAACCATGGCCGCTGGGGAAATGCATGTAATTATGCGGATAGATGGAAGATTTGCGATCTTGGCGCAGGGCCGCGTTCTGATAAATCATCGACTTGCATTCGTGAGTGCCAATTTCAAAGAACGTCCCGCGCTTTTCCCTCTTGGGCTGCGAGACAATAGGCTTGCCAAGCACGGTCGAGCCGAAGATTGCAAAGACGCCGCGAGCCTGTCGGACCTTGGTAAAGGCTAGCACTTGGGCCTGCCGGTATTTCGAGTCGATAAAGACGGAGGCAGCTCGCAGCACCTTGCCGCACGGGTGCAGGAATTCGGTCTGGAGCAGCGCATCGAGCTTTTGCCACACTTCCGGCTCCATCGTGCCCCCGCTCAGAATGTGATACCCTAGTCCCCATGTCTGGCCGTTGATGCCATGGCCGACAAATTCAAACTCCAAACGGTCTCCTTGAACGTCGCAACCTCCGGTGACGACCAGCACGCCGGCAGGAATCTTGAACTGGTTTTCCGTAACGCGCTCGAGGTAGTCGTAAGCCTCCTGAGCAAGGCCAACGGGATCGGGCATCTCCTCCTCCGGCGCTTGATACGTTTCAGCGTCAAAGGTGTTAATCAGGACGCGCTTGGCCTTTTCTCGATTGTCTGCCGCCTCAATCTTTAGCTCCTCGACCGCAGCCCAATGGAGATGACTCGCAAAGCCCTTCTGCGGCGGGTGCGGTGACATCATGCGGGAACCGTGAAAGCCTGCGATTCCATTAAACGGTCGCGTTGCCTGCCACCTGCCATTGCGAATCATCTCCATGCGCTCCGCATCGGTGATTCGACAATTGCTCTCGGGGCATTCAATCCACGCATCCTCGGGCTTGTCGCGGTCATACTTCAATTGGCGACGGTGCAGGACAAACTCCTTTGCGCAATGCGGACAGGGCGCGATCCAGACTCGCCAATCAGATTGGAGCATCAGCGCCTCGATCTTGCTTTTGCCCTTAACGGATGGGTAGCTCGCGGCAATCTTGATCGTGTCCGAATATTCGGAACCTCGGACCCAGAAGATCTCGAGCGGGTCGCCTTCGTCTGATTCCGTCGATTCGATGGCGTCGATCTCGTCCGCAAAAAGAAAGTTGCCCTTTGCGCGGCGCATCTCACCTGGGGCATTGGAACCGAAGGCATTGACCAAGCCACCAGGGAAAAGCTTGTGAAGGATCGTATTGCCGCTTTTCCTGCGGCCAGAATCGTCTCCTATGAGCGAGGCCAGATCGGGCGTCGGATTGACCAGCTCGCCCATGAGCGTCTCCTTGCTCCACTTCTCGGTCTGGCTAATCGTCGGATACATGACCAGCACGCGTCGAGGCGCCTCGGCGATGCTGTGGCCGATTTGGTTCATCACGACCTCGGTCTTGCCCATCCGGCTGGCGAGCATGTAAACCGTCATCTGCACGCGTGGATCGTAGGGTGCTTCCATCATTTCGCGTTGATACGGAGCGAAGTCGAAGCGGAAGCGCCTCCCGCCTTCCATGCGCCTGACCTTCTCGGACCATTCCGGCGCGGTCATTGTCCGCTGGAAACGGAACGCACGCTCTAAGTGCCGAAGAGTTCCCCGGTAATACCGATCAAGTGCCGCCTCATTCATGCTTCAAACCCTCAAACAGGTTGCCCGTGGCTCAACAAGACCGGAGCCAGCGTCACCAATTGCGAAAATTGCGTTTCCGTCCCGCGCGAGAAGGTCAAGACCGCCGCAGTTGGCAGTGCCACGCTAGCCGCGTCGAGCAATCGCAGAACCTTGGATGTGTCCAGCGTCATGGTGACGCCAATAGGGCCAATAAAGGTCTCGGAAACCGTGATCGCAGGATTCACTCCCACGGCAGTCCGCTTAATTTCAATCTTGATCGTCTCCCCGGTCGAATCTCTAGCCACCAAGAACTCTCCCGGCTCGATGTCGTCCAGTGCCGTTTCGATCTGGTAGGTCGAAACATCCGCCGAAAGCCACATTGTGCCGGTATCGGTCGCGGTGCGAATTTGAAACTTGCCAGCATCGGGCATTCTCGAAATGGTGATGCGGTCATTCTGCGCAACGCTAACGCTCCCGGTCGCCACGTTCGCCACGGTAACGGCGGCCTCGCTAATGTTGGCCGCGCTCGTTGCCGCTACCAGCGTCTGGAGCGTTAGGTCAATCTCGACCGTCTCTACGTTGGAAGCCCCGCCAGCGATCAGCGTGAGGGCGCGATTCGTCATCGTGCCGAAGGCCGAATGGGCAATTGTAAAATCCGCCCTTGCTCCATTGCTGCGGAACGTGACGGTAAAAAGGCCATTTTGCCCAGATACATCCACACCGCCAGCGGAAACGATGGCAGAAAGTCGATTTAAGGCGAGGCCCAGCAAATGCGCGTCAATCCCGGCAGCGGGAAGCTCGACGGTGGAGGCCCCCCAAGTGATCGACCAATCGCCGGAAGTAATCGGAACGGCCTTTTCCAGCGCAAGCGACAAGCTCAAGGTATCGCTGCTCGTAATCTCCAAATGATCCGCGATTAGCTCGACGCTGAGACTGTCGCCGGGGCGAATCGCATCGGGCAATCCCCGCACCTGTCCCTTGTCGTCATAGCGCAATTTGAGCATGTCGGAGGACTCCACAAAACGCCGCGCAAAATCAAGTTGAAAATCCCGTTCGTTTTGTGGAGGCATCGACATGCCCGACTCTCCCGTCATCTCTGGCGTTGCCGACCTGCCTAAATTCTATTTTGCGGAGGGCGCACCTTTCCGACTGACACTCACTATCGGGGCAGAGTTTTCCATGACAGGCAAATTCGTGACCTTTGGAATGAGGGCAAGAAGCGGAACTGTTCGACGGGTTTTCGGAACTGATTCCGGCGAGTCGAATCTGACCATTGCGGGGCAAGTCATCACGCTGAACATTGCCACCAATGCCGCGACCGTCCCGGCCTTTGCATCTGGTTGGACCTTGGAAGATGTCCAAGCTAAGGGCGAAACCGAATACTGGGTGGATATTTCCGCGACCGAAGGCAGTGACGTTCTCTTGCGTCTTCAAGGCCAGGCCGATTGGGTGGCACCTGGATCTGACATCGCTGAATCTTCCGCTGTTGTCGCCTCGCCAGCCATTGATGTAGACATTACAAGCGGAGCCGTCTCGGTATCGGTTGCGGTCCTCGGGGCAGCTGAACCTACGCTAACCACGAACACCGCCACCAGCGGGTTAACGGGCATTCTCAAGGCCGCAAGCAACACGCTCGACGTTGCCGTTGCAGGAACTGACTACGTCGCCACAAACGATTCCCGCTTGACCGACGCAAGGACGCCGACAAGCCACGTTCATGGGGGCATTTCCAACGCAGGCGCAATCGGCTCGACCTCGGGCCTGCCGATTAAGACCGGAACCAGCGGCGTTCTTGAGGTGGGCGCGTTCGGAACTGGGCCTGGTCAATTCGCACAAGGAAACGATGCGCGATTCCATGACCGGTCGCACGCGATGACCTCGACGAGCGATCACACTGCCGGGAGCTGGAAGGTTTTCCATTCCAATGCCACCGGACAGCTTGTCGAGCTTGCCCTTGGTGCGGATGGGACTTACCTAAAAAGCAACGGCGCATCTGCCGCGCCTAGTTTCGCGACTCCTGCGGGAGGTGGCGGATCGTCCATCACCGGAACGGGAATCGCCTATGTCCGCAGTGGGGGTGATGACACGACCGGAACCATTGGCAACCCATCCCTACCATACCTGACCGCTCAAGCGGCGTGGGATGACGGGGCAAGGAATCTGGAGCTTGGAAGTGGCAGTTACACCGTTTCACATTACACAACATCCGACGGGACCGGACAGGAAACGGTTTATGTCCGTGGAATTGGTAAAGACTCAACAAGCCTCACGATCAATTGGTCAGGAACACCAGCAACCGAGGAAAGTCCAGCAGGGAAAATGCCTGTAAAATTGATTTTGTTAAGTGATCAATCGGTTTCGTTGACGATCAATTTGAGCGGAGGTGATGCACATTCTGGAGACAACAACGGAGGAGCAGCTCCAAACTTTGAATTTTGGCATTGTTTCATTACGTCATTCTCCACGGTTGGAGGAAACGGCAGCGGATCGGGAAGCTCTGGAGGAACCAATAATGGAATGACGCGATGGTGTGAAGTGCAAAGCGCCTTTCCCGCAAGCCCGTCAGTCGATTATTATGCTACCCTTGAAGCGGGTTTTTTAAAGGGAGGTTTGATCGCTTCAAACGTCACCTACGGTGGATCTGATGTAGATACTGCTCTCGATGCTCTCAACGCTCGCGCCGTCACCGAGCACTACATGCGGACGAGTGATTTCACCAGCTCCAGCACAACAGTTGCCGACGTGAGCGGCATGTCCTGCTCAGTGGCAATCAACGAAAAGCTCCTGATTGAAATCGTCGGATTTCAAGCGGGTGGTGCATCTGGCGACGGTATTAAAATCTG